ACGATCAGTGGGTTCTCTCCCTTCTTCTGCGCCCAGTAATTGTACAGCCCATCAATGGCATCTTTCTGATAATCACGAAGCTCAAACGTCATTTTGCTTTATGCTCCTTAACTACTTTGTCTAAAAAAATCTTCGCCTCTGTTTCAGCCAACTCTCCAATCGAAAATGCCTGATAAATAAAATACTCCCCGATATTCGCAATCGTGAGTTTGTTTATCATTCCCCAGTCTTCGATCTTTCCGCGAGATCCAAGGATGTTAAAAATCATCCATGCAACTTCTTCAGAGGTGATTTTATCTGGCAACTTATCGACAAATTCTTCCAAGGCATCTTTCATCAAGTGTTCACGCATTCCCATCGCGCATCCTCCCTTCAAATATTTCACGACTGTTTTTATTATTGCGGAGAATCTCACCAGTATCCAAGTCTTCATATTCAACCCAGTCATCACCAGCGTCAGTCATTTCAAAATCCTTCGGCATGATCTGTGGGATGTACAAATGATCATCACAAGTGACGGCAGGCTTACCCAAAGCGCAGCTCCAAGTGCCATCCCTCTCTGGCGTCACATGGGCGCAAGTGCGGCAGCTCACCTCTGGAATCTTGCAGCCATGACAGACCGCCCAGTATGGACAAAACTTGCACTGCCAATTGCTAGGATCTTCATGCAATTTATCTGGAGGCAAATTCGAAAAGACAATTTTCTCAGCCTTATCGATCAGCCCCTGCGCCTCTTTTTTATCCAGCTTAATCCGCTCGCCATACATTTCATCTGTGTTTTTATTCACAGCAAAAAAGTAACATCGATCAATCCCAGACAAGATCATACCAACTTGACACTGCGCCCAATAGATTGGTTTGGATTTCTCCACGCCCATGTTTTTAGTGACCTTGAAATTCTTATCGTTCATTGTTTTGAACTCAAGCGTGTGAGGCTTTCCGCTTTCAGCAAACCCTTCACCAACGCCATCCAAGCTCAATGCAAAATGTCCACCACAGCCTTCGAACCTGACTTGCTTGCCAGTATCAGGATCACGCTCCCAAACCTTAACGCCAACAGCTCGAAGGTTCGACACAATGCGATCTTCTTCACGATCACCAGTCTCAAACAAACGCAAAAGACGTCCCTCGAAAAGAGGCGTCCACGCATGTCGAAACTGATACCAAAGCGCACGGCTGCATTCATTGCCGATTTGACTGCCGCCAAGGTGAGGTCGATGCTCATTCTTGCGTTTGTCTTTGTAATGTTGGTAAATTGCTTCAATGGTTTTCGGGGTGGCGTAAGCAGTGAGATCCATTATTGGAAAACCCCCATCATGTTTAGCGCCACATTAATGGCAAAAACTATCACAACATATTCTAACATTCCGCTCTCCTTCTGTTCGTGTAATGGGGCGACACGCGCCCCATCCCAGAAACTGAACTCAGCGTTTCCACGGCGGTGTTGCAGCTCCACCACCATTCGCAGCCACAGGAGCTGCCGCCACAGAAGCAGAAGCACCTCCATCAGCATCGTACCCCTTCACGTCATTAGAAGCATCGTAGCCGTTTTCTGCTGGACGCACGGCCACTTTCACCATCAACGGAATGTCGATCAAATCTGAACTGTTTTTAGGATCGACGTTAATGGCTTTGGCAATGCTCGCCAAAGAGCGCCGCGCAATATCAACCGCGACTGGGTTTTTGTTTTGAAGGTTCAGGCGATCAAATATTTTGCGCCCTTGATACTTGCCGTCGATCACTTCAATCGTCAGCATCAAGTAAGAACCATCCTGCTTTTTTGTCTCGCGCTCTTCAGTGTCAGCGATAACGCATCTGTACCAATCGGCAGGAAGTGGTTCAAAAGTTCCCATTGGCTCGACTTCGTGAATATTATAGTTTGAAAGATCCATCTTGATTTCTCCTAGTTGGATATGAATTGTTGAAAAGGATTACCGCCATCGAATGAAAACGGCAGTGGTTCAGTGATATTGAAGCGATTTTTGGTTACGCTTGATGCCTGTGGAAAGCACAGGATCTCACGCTCACCTGTAGAAATGGCGCGCTTCTTATCGCCATCGCCTCTGGTAAATGTCTTTAGTCGGATCAGCCCAACCATATCGACATTATCTGTGTAATGAGGCAGCGACTTTTTATGCAGCCTCACGGTGTATCTGGCAAACGGGTCCATGTCTGGCAGATCCATTGTTTCAGTATCGGCGTGGCCAATGAAGACCACATTCATGCCATTGTCATAAGCCAACGCACCAGCCCACTCGCGGATCTGGCGATGCTTTTCTGATGCCGTGCCGTAGCCTGCGCCATAGCCGCCACCAGCTTGATTAATCGACTTGGCTTTTGGATCAGCCGCAACAATTTCGCTTTCAACCATTGTGGCCAACTGCGTAATGCTGTCAATCACAACTGTCTTAAACTCATGTTTTTCTGTGGCTAAAGCCTCAATTGCATCCAAAACATCTTGGCTGCTTGTCGCCAATGGAAACAAGCTCACCTCTTCATTCCCCTGCAAGCTGGCCGTGCCATCTTCAGTTCGAATAAATACAGGCTTGGGAAACATCGCAGCCAGTGTGGTCTTGCCCATGCCGCCCTCGCCAAACAACGTGGCGATGATTGGTCGCTGGCCCGTAGGCTTCGACAGTGATTTCAAATTAATCGCCATTAATATCTCTCCCCAAAAACTTTGCGGAATATTTCATCCAACATTTTGTCCATTTCCTTTTCCATTTACTTCTCCTTTTTAAAATCTGGCCGTGCCTTTGGCCGTATTGTTGATGATGCGCGATCTGTCTCAATGCAGCTTGATTGGATGGCGCGGTAATTTTTATAGATCGCGGCGTGAATTTGATCCTGCGCCGCGATGCAAGAGTGGTAGTTTTTAAATGGAATGCGGAACTCTAAATATTCTCCGCTATCAAATTCCAACGAATAGGAAACCACCAGCATATACCAGAAGGTCATTAAAGCTGCTCGACTTTAACACCAATCTTGCCCTGCTTAGTCTCGAACGCTTTCGAAACTTTCGCCCACATGCGCGGCTCTTTATCAGCCAAGTAACGACAGCCAACCGAATCAGCAGACATCACCACCTTTATCGGGTGCATGTTTTCAGGAATTTTATCTTTGATTTTATCCCAAACAATCGGATCAACCTTGCGTGACACAGGCTGTGTCAGCGTGACTTTGTGTTGTTCCAGTTTGTGGGAAATTGAGCCTTCACCCTTGGCATCCAGTGCCTTTGTGATTTGCTCTTCTATCGCGTGGCGCTTTGCGATAATCTCTTTTTCTTGCGCCTTTACTTCCAGCCATTCGGAGGCCAATCCATCAACATTGCTCACTGCAATCTCCTTTGGTTTCTACTCTTCACTTCTTCTTCTCGAATCGATCTTTACAGAAACATTTAAAGACTGTAAAGATGTTTTTGCAAAATATATAAATTTGCACCAAAATGGAGAAAAAAATGACAAACCTTATACCAATCGATGACATACGAAAAACCTTACAAGATAGGCGGTTAACTGTAGTTGCGGAACGCTGTGGACTATCTCACCCGACAGTCAAATCAATTGCCACAGGCAATGAGCAAATCAGCCTGACCACTTGGAAAAAGCTGTCCGAATACCTGAGTGATTCGCAATGAAGATAGAAGAATACTGCTCCAGATTAAGCTGGTATCTGGTCACCATACCAGCAGGCTCGAAGGGTCCAACAAAGTTTGGCTGGCAAAAGCCAGAGCAGGCATTGTCAGATCCAGATGCAGCGCGGGAATACTACGAGCTAAACCCCACCCATAATGTTGGGCTGTTGCATGGCGCGTCAGGAACGTGCGCCGTCGATATCGATAATGTCGAAAACACAAAGCTGATCTTCGAAGAGTTGGGCATTAACTTTTCTGATCTAATGAACTCAGCGCCACAAATTATCGGACGTGAAAACCGGGGCAAGCTGCTCTTTAAAGCGCCATCCGATTTAATCACCCATAAGATATCGTGGCCTGTCAAAGATGATCCGCGCAAAACCGAAGTGGTGTTCGAGCTTCGAGCTGGATCTGTGCAGGACGTTCTGCCGCCATCGATCCACCCAGATACTGGCCGTCCATATGAGTGGTCGGGGATGCCAATCTGGGATGGTCTTCCAGAGTTGCCGCCGCAACTCCTGACCCTATGGCGCGAGTGGGATAAGTTTCGCCCACAGCTTCAGGACATCTGTCCTTGGAAAAAGAAGGCAGAGTTCCAGCCAACGCGAAAGCCAAGGCCAAAGGGTGACAGCACGTCAGTGATCGATACCTTTAATGAGGCGCACGACATGCACACACTTCTGGTTCAGTATGGATACAAGCCAACATCGCGCAACAGATACCTCTCGCCAAACTCTTCATCTGGATTGGCCGGCGTAAAGTTATTTGATGATGGCCGTGCCTACTCGCACCATGCCAGCGATCCCTTCGACAGCGCACACAGCTTCGATGCCTTCGAGCTTTACTTGCAGTACGAACATCAAGGCAATGTCAGCAAGGCAGTTAAAGATGCAGCGCATCTTCTGAATGTGACGCAAGATCCAGATTATGAATATGACAAGGAGGCCATCGAACATGGCGCAAAGATTGCCGACCAAATTTTATCCAAGCCCAAGAAAGCAAAACAGGGTTCGATGGAAAATGTTCCAGAAGATTTACTCTCTGTGCCGGGCATCTTGCAGGATGTTGTCAACTACTACACGGTCACGGCAATCAAACCACAGCCACAATTCGCAGTCCAAGCAGCCATAGCATATGGATCTGTGGTCATGGGCAGGCGCTGGGTGACAGATCAGCGCAACTTCTCCAGCCTATACTTTCTAAATATTGGCGAAACAGGATCGGGAAAAGAGCATACCAAGACTGTTCTTGAAGAATTGCTGGAGGCGTCTGGTCTGGATGAACTAATCGGTCCAGCAGGATACACGTCTGCTGCTGGGGTTATCTCAACTCTGACCAAAAAGCCCACCCATGTTTCTGTGGTCGATGAACTTGGACGCCAGCTCAAGTCAGCAGCCGCCAAAGGAAACCAGCATAAGGCAGACGCCCTAACATCGATCATGGAATGCTTTGGCCGTCAGGATGGTACACTGCGCCAGCAAGGTTACGCCACCAACACCATGAAGTCTTCTGAGGCTGAGAAGTTGGAAAAGGTCGTAAAGCGCCCCAGTCTGACACTTGTCGGAATGTCCACGCCGTCAGAGTTTATGCAGGCAATTGGTGGCGGTGATGTTGCTTCTGGTCTTTTAAACCGATTCGTTATTGTGAAGTCAGAGATCGGTGTGCAGCTATCTCAGAAAAAACGCAGATCAAATATCTCAGAGCGTTTAGCAGCATGGTCAAAAGAACATGCACACGCACAAATTGGTGATCTGGATTTGGGCAACGCACACGATATGCCACCACATCCAATAGACGTGCCGTTTACTGTCGATGCTGAGAAATTATTACGATCATACGAAGAGAGATTGGTGGATGCTATCAGGCGAGAGACTGGCACAGGATTGGAGGCCATGTACAATCGATCACGCGAAATCGCCATGCGCCTGTCTCTGATCATATCCAGATCAATGGGCCAAGATGAAATCGGGGCAGATGCAATGCAGTGGTCAATCGATTATGTCGATTACTATGCCAAGCAAACCATTGAGATGTTCCGCTCGAACATGGCTGAAGGTCCATTCGATTCCTGCTGCAAGGCCGTTTACTCCAAGATTGAAAAGTCTGGGCTGGCTGGAATTACCGAAAGCCAAATCTCACGCACAGTTTCGGCCTTCGCAAATATGGAACCAAGACGGCGCAAAGAAGTCTTCGCGGCACTGCAAGAAGATCGCGGCATAGAATATCGCCAGACAAATGAGGGCCAAAAAGGTCGGGCCAGATTTGCCTACTTCGCACCACCACAACATTAAGGAGAGAGAAATGAACAGAGCAGAAATTTTAGACACCGCCAAAGAATATGTCACGAAAGATCGGGCAGCTACTCATGGAGACATGGAAAACAATCTGACTGCCATCGCAAATCTTTGGTCAATTTATTTGGACACCCTGATAAAACCGCATGAAGTGGGGGCAATGATGGCCCTACTGAAAATTGCCAGAGCCAAATCAAATCCCAAGAATAAAGACAATTGGATTGATGGGGCTGGCTACATGGCATGTGGAGGGGAGCTGTCAAAATGAAGTCATCAGTTATCATCGGGGGAAAGTCGCCCAAAAATAACCGCAACGCTGCCGACTTCTACGCAACCCCAAGAGAATGCACCATCGCGCTGATCGATAGGTTCGAGCATTTGTTTCGAGGGGGGCGCATTTGGGAGCCTGCTTGTGGCGATGGGGCGATCTCAAAAGTTCTGGAAGAACGCAACTTCAGAGTGATCTCAACGGATCTGCATGACCGGGGATATGGCGAGGGGAACATGAACTTCCTGAATGCTGACTGTCAGTGTGACGGCATCATTACCAACCCGCCATTTAATCTGGCCGCTGACTTCATTGAGCGATGCGCTGAAAAGGAAGTGCCGTTTGCAATGCTTACCAAAGCCACATTTTGGCACGCTGCAAAGCGACAGCGATTGTTCAGGAAGACCAAACCAATGGCGATCATAGCCATGACGTGGAGGCCAGCCATGTCTCCTGAGAGGGGCAAGAGCGCCACTATGGATTTCATCTGGACGGTCTGGGGAAAGAGGCCGTCTTTCGTAACCGAATACATTTTGGCAGGGAGGCCAAATCAATGAATAAATTTAAACCAGAATCAATGGCCCATAACATTGGGAAGTTCCCCAGAACAAGAGTTGGCTATAAGCCAGACACTATGACCAGAGTGAAGATGAAAGTCGGTTCAGCCAAAAGACATATGTCTAATAGGCCAATCACTTTATCCAAGCCACCTTGGGAGAAATAGGACGATGGCATTTATTGCAGTATTTATTGCAGCTCACTGTGGAGCTGTTTTGTTCAACGATATCAAGGCGTTAATAATTAATGTATTTATTGCAATAATGCAGTCCAGTATTAGTACCTGTGGGTGGCCCCATGTGTCTCCCCCAGAGGGGGGAGGGAAGGTAGTAAGTAATAATGTAATAAATATATATAATATATATATATACTATAAGAATAAGGGGTTTGGGCTAGGTTATTTAATGCAGTCGGGGTCACTGCAATTAATATGCATTAAATGTAATTAATTTTATCTGTGACACTTGCAATCTGTTCCAGATGGCATATATGTTAGTTATAGAGAGAGAGAGGAAAGAAAATGATCAAACTTAAAAAAGTATCTGCCACACAGTGGAACGGAAACGGTCTTGGAACATCAACTGCCGAATGGTGTGTCAAAGGCGCAGAAAATATTCTCGTATACAAACTTGGATTACGCTGGGTCGCAGCCGACATCGCGCATGGCATGAACCGCATCGTATGTCGCGCTTATTCTCGCGCTGACCTTTTGGAAATCATGGAAGCAAAGGAGATCGTGTAATGTCTATACGCAGAATGGAATACAAAAAGAATGGCTTCGACATCAGATGCCG